ACGGGGCTGGATCTGTGTTTTGTGTGATGATGCTCTCATTCGTTTTTCGTGTCGTCTCCCTTAGAACTGGACATCTGCTCGTCGCGGATGTCGCAAGACTGTGCTCTGTGGTCTTGGGTGTTCTACTAGCGCTGTGGTGGTCTCAAACATTCATTTATGAATGGGAGGAGTCCGCCGTGGCTGGGGAGCGAGTTTGTTTACAGAACAACAGTGATGTCCGCACCATACCGAACCGCAGAGAGAGGATAGTCCACCAGGACTCCTTTCTTAGGGTGAGGGTTGGGCGCAGGCTAGTTTGTCGGCCGTGGTTCGCGTGGTTCAGCCCATATTGTTGGCTCTTTAATTGGGGCAGACGCATGATGGGCTACGAGCTGTTGAACTTGTTGGTATCCGAGCCTCTTTACGTAACAGTGGCGACAGAGATGGAGAATCTGGCCGTTATGGGCTTAGATAAACTGTCGTGTCTGTCGTCTTTGAGCCGTTTTAGAGAGCTAAATACACCAGCGGCAACCGGCATTCTAACTGACACAGCGACACTACTGAGGTTATATTCCGTCGGCCTCGAAAGAGGACACAAGGAAGTGCCCGATATTGGGTGGGTGCCGATCGCGGCCCCAGGGCTAACTTCTTACATTCCCAATCCGGAAACCGTCTCTGCTAATCAGCTTTTAGCGTTTAAAGGAGCCGGTAAGTTGCACTTCATGGACAAGCCTAATCATGTGATTAAGTATAATTTGACGGAATCAACCGGTGATAACGCCATAGGCGTTTACCCAATCGGTTGCCTTCACACTCCGCTGGGTAGGGTTGGACCGGGATTGTTCTCAGTGACAAACTCGGTTAACACACTGGCGGCGTTTTGTGGTAGGGCCATGTCGAAAGACTTGACGTCACGTGCGTTGGCAAACATTTACGAGTATCTGGAATTCGCCATGTCTTTCTTGGACACATTCATCGACGCCGTCGATTGTCCGGGTGAGGAACCAGAAGTTGTGGATGTGTTCCGTGAACACTACAATGGTAAAAGGTCCGCTAAGTGGATTGAAAAGAACGTGCAGGACTACGAGCGGTTTGTTCGAGGTGACATGTCAGCTAAGGAGGAGAAGAAGTTCAAAAGGAACGGTTTCTTCGTCAAGTTTGAGCATAACACCAAGAACGGCAAGCCTCGACCAAGGGGAATCATGACAATGTCAGCCTTGATGCTGATGTTATGTTGCCCCGTCCTTGTTTTGATTCACATGTGGAACTTGTCTCCGTTCTCGCAGTACCAGGTTAAGTCTATGTCCCCTCAGGAAACGTTTGATAAGATCATGGGACACACTGATGAGCCGTACTCAGTGTCGGATTACAGCGCTTTCGAGTCATCGATTGATCAGTACATCCGACTTCTTGAGTCATATGTCATTGTGCGCCTGTGTGATCGCTTCGGATGGTCAAAGCTTAAAGCTAGCTATCTGAAGTTCACGTTGAAAGGGAGGAAGCTGCACACTAGGTGGGGTGAATTTTTCATCGGCACTAGGTGTAGTGGTGACTTCTGGACTTCTTTCGGGAACGGGATTGTGAATGTTACGGTAATGGCCTTTTGCGCTTATAAGAAAGGTCTAGCTTTCACCAAGATGTTGGCCGAAGGGGATGATGGGCTTGTGCCCGTCCATATCCCAGATCCGGCGATCATTGAAGGGTTGGGGCTAGGGTTCTCGAGTGAGCTCAAGGGCACTCAGGACGGAGACTGCGATTTTCTCCGTAAGAGGGTGGTGGCAGGGAAGGCATACCTGCCGATTGGCAAAGCTTTGGGAAGCTCATTATTTGTCAAAAAGGGACATAGGCTGAAAAGAAGTAAGCAGCTAGCAATTCTTAGGAATATGGCACATAGTCTCTACCACCAATCTCCAGGGCATCCCATACTAAGTGCGTTGGTCAACCGCATTTGGAAGGAGACATCAGGAATCTCCGATTTTAAGGGCATGGATTCATATCTCAGTTCTTACTGGGCCCAGACCTTTGTTGACCCTCGACTTAAGCGGGTGGAAGTCGATGAAACCATGAGAGATGAGGTTGCCAGGGGCGCAGCCGGTTTTGCTGCTTTCTCGCACTCGACCCAGATGGATCTTGAGCGCAGACTGGAGCATTGGCCCATCATGTATGTGGGTCGCCTCTTAGATGAAGACGAGGACTTCATCAAGTTGATTAATTCAACTCCACGTGTTAGCAGTGTCCTCTCCACTGCGCACATGGAATTTCTCGTGGACGACTCGGATGTCTGCTCTTGCTCTCCTCAAGCCCGTGAGGCGCTTAAGAGGGAAGTAGCGGAGTACGTTGAGGCGTCTTGCGCGTAAGCGCAGGGCTTAGCCCAAACCTGACCAGCCGGTCAGTGCAGGAGAAATGATAGACCTGCAAACCGTCCTCTTTACGGGGATGTGCCTGTTGAAATGATACAGACAGGCGGTATGGGCTCTAGTAGTCCGGAATTCACCTTCCGGCACCAGTCCAAGGTGCATCACCATCACATGGATATGCT